CGTCGAGATCGTGGTGCCGATCTTCCAGGGCGGCAACCCGGTGCAGCTCACGGCAAAGCTCAGGCACCGGATGGACAAGGGACAGGTGGCGTTCAGCCTGATCGTGCCTTCGATCGACGTGAAGGAGCGCGAGGCCTTCCGCGCGATCGGCGACGGGGTCGCAAAGGACACCGACACGCCCGTGTTCTACGTGCAGTGACGCGATGATCATCGTCCTCGTTCTCTGGCTCCACCGGGAAGAGCGCGACGCCTGGCTGGTGTCGCGCTCGGGCGTCGGCGCGGGCCGGTTTCTGCCCAAATCGGAAATCGAGATCGAGGACGGCCATCCGGTCCCGCTGATGCACGGCAGCCCGGTGGGGCCGGTGCGGGTGCGCCTACCGGACTGGCTGGCCGAAAAGGAAGGGCTGGCCGAAAAGGAAGGGCTGGCCGAGGTGAAGGCCGATGGGCAGGGGGATCTGTTTTGAACTGGCGGGTCGAACAACTGTCCGATCGCGTTTCGCTGTACCTCGGTGACTGCCTGGAAGTGCTCCCGGCATTGTCGCTGGGGGGGGGGCGTGGCCGTGGTCAGTGATCCGCCCTATGGAATCGCCTTCGCCCATGGCGGCAACGACAGGAGTGGCATAGGTGGGGGAAAATACTCTACCAAGTTTGCAAAGGTTGCGATCGAGGGGGATGACCAGCCGTTCGATCCGGCAATGTGGTTGAGCTTCGCCAAGGAAGTCATCCTGTGGGGTGGAAACCACTTTGCTGAGCGCCTGCCTTCTTCACCGGCCTGGCTGATCTGGGACAAGCGCGCGGCATCAGGCCACACTAACGACTTCGCTGACTGCGAGTTGGCCTGGACTAATCTTGACAGCGTAGCGCGTGTCTTCCGGCACCATTGGGACGGGATGATGAAGGCCTCCGAGCGGGGCCTGCCCAGAGTGCATCCGACACAGAAGCCGATTGCGCTGATGGAGTGGTGCCTTGGGATGGTCGCGCCAGATGCCCTGGTAGTCGACCCTTACATGGGATCGGGAACCACTGGAGTGGCCGCGGCGCGCCTTGGTCGAAGCTTCATCGGTGTCGAGATCGACGAGGGCTACTTCAACGCCGCAGTCGCCCGCGTTGCCGCGGCCCTAGCAGAACCGACTCTATTTTCTTCTGCGGCATCGGAACTGCCGGTGCAGCTTGGGTTGTTGGGTGCCGAATGAGCTTCCGCGAGGCCTTCATCCTGTCGCTGCGCGCTGTTGGTGTTCCCGATGGCCTGGTGCTCGATGCGCTGCTCGCGGCCGAGGCGAGCGAGCGGGCGCGCCGGGCGGCTGCCAGGGCCGCGAAGATGAACGAGGCGGACTCTCGGCGCGCGGCAGAGTCCGGGTCGCAGAGTCCGGGTCAGGGCATCGTCGCCTCGCCAGGTGCCCCGGTGAAGGGTCTGGCGCGCCGGGGCGTGATGCGCGCGCTGGCGCTGACGCCGGCGGCCCGGGCGGTGAGCGCCTTCCTCATCGATGCGTATAACCTCGACAGCGGCCGGTGCGACTGGCCGGTGGCCGAAATCGCCCGGTCCTGCGGGCTTGTGGGGCGTTCGGTGCGGCGTGCGGTAGCCGAGCTCGAGGGGGCGGGGCTGGTGCGCCGCGTGGTGCACGGCGGCAAGCGCCACACCAATGCCTACAGGCTCGAATTCGCGGCCATGGCGAGCCTGGCGCCAGATCTCGCGGCCCGCAAGATGAACGACCCGGACTCTGGTGCCGCCGCCACCCGGACTCACCCGGACAAAAATGTCCGCCAAAACAAGATAGAGATTCATACATCCAGCTCTGCTGAGAGACCGGCGTCGCGCGCGGCGCGCCAGCCGGACCGCCGGCAGGGTTCGTTCCTCCTGCCCATACCCGGCAAGGCCGCGGTGGCGGAGAACGCCGCCCAGTCGCGGCTGTGGTCGGACCTGCATCGCCATTTCAAGCCGCATGGGCCCAAGGCGCTCGAAGCTGCGACGCTCCGGCTAATGGATGGCGGCCTAGCCGAGAAAGCGACGGCGGCGGAGCAATCCAAGCGGGGCGATGGTTTGCGGGTGGTTCTTGACGTTCTACGAGAGGCGGGGTGACGGGCGAATGGCACGGGGCAAGCGGGCAAAGATCAAATCCAAGCTGAGCTATGACGATGCGGTCGCCAAGCTCTCCGCACTGCACAATCGCATTCTTGCGCTTGATGCCGAATATCGGGCGTTGTCGAGGGATGTGGCCAAGCAGGTGGCGAAGCTGCGCGAGCCGGTCGACAGGATGGGTATGTCGCTGAAGGGCCTTCGTCTCGCCGAACGCTCCCTGCAGCGCGTCGTCGATCGCGGCCAGGTTCGCGTCTCGCCGATCCGCGAAGTGGTCGACAACCCGCATCGCTCCGATGATCTGGTGGCGGACCAGCTGCAGGCTGGGGAAGGGGAAGCGGGGCTGATCGAGGTCGATGTGCAACTCTCCACCCGCATCGGCGGGCTGGCGCGGCTGAGCGGCCATCTCGACGAGTTCCAGATGGTGGCCGCCGGCAAGTTCCGTTCCGACTGGGACCAGGCGCAGATCGGCGGGGCCCGGGCCATCGACTATTCGATGCCGCGCGTCGACACCTCGGGGAGCGGGCAGGCGGACGTGGTGAACTTCGCCGGTGACGCCCTGACGGCCTATTCCAGGGCGGTGAAGTCGCTGGGGATGATCAAGGCTAACCTGGTGCAAAGCGTCATCTGCGAGGACATGAGCCTCAGACAGCTGGCGCGCAAGCTCGGGCGGCCTGAAGGTGGCAAGGCGACCGAGAAACTGCGCGACGAGGTGCTCGAGGCTGTGAACGGGCTGGTGCGGGTGTATGGCACCAAGGCCGAAGGTCGCCGGCAGGATCTGCGCAGCGACGCCGGCGATCGGCTGCCATTGCCTGCCGGCAAGCTGGAAGTTGTGTATTCCGGCGAAGAAGGGCACGGGGTGAACAACAAGGCTGCTTGAGCGGGGTGAACGACTCGGGCATAGATTCCGGCAGGTTGCAGTGTTGCGCCCGAACGGACCCCGGCAGAGATGTCGGGGTTTTGCGTTTCCGGCCTGCTGCATTCCCGATTCCTTCGCAACCCCGGAGACTTCCCCATGGCCCGCATCACGCCCCTGCTGATTGCCGTCGTCTCGTCGTTCCTTTCCGCCGTGGCCTTCATCGGTGAGTTCATCGCCGACGTGACGCGGCAGGACTATCCGCCCGGCCTGTTCGACCAGGCCACGTCTCTGGATGCCGACCAGGTGCAGCGCACCGGCCGCATGGAGGTGGCGGACAGTGGCAGCGCGGCTGGCGCAATGTTCTCGGAGCGGGCGCATGACCACCGGCTGTTCATCGGCGATGGCTTCACCTATTGCGGTGCGGCGCTGCCGATCTAGCTCGGACTTTGGAGGTCCAACGGTCCTGCCTCAGGGGCAGGGCCGCTTGACCAAGGATGCTGAGGCATCCGTGGTGAGGCGGTGGATATGCTTTCGATCAGCTTCGAGCCCGACATCACCTCGATCCAGAAGGAAATGCCGGCCTGGGCGCAGCAGCGCATCCCATCGATCACCCGCAATGCGCTGAACGACATCGCAGAGGATGCGGTGCGGGCAGAGCAGGACAAGATCCGGGGTGTGTTCGACCGGCCCACGCCGTTCACCGAGCGCTCCGTGGTGTTCCCCCGTCACCTCAGGGCGACGAAGGACCGCCTCGAGGCGGTCGTGCAACTGCGGGACGAGAGTTCCGGCACGCCCCCGGCGAAGTACCTGCTGGCAGAGGTGAGAGGTGGGGCGCGTTCACCCAAGCCCTTCGAGCGCAGGCTGCGTCAGATGGGGATCATGCGGGCGGACGAGTTCGCCACGATCGCCATCGGCTACCGGCGCAACGCCTATGGCAACCTGCCTGGGCCAACGATCGTCGCCATCCTGTCCCAGCTCTCGGCCTTCGCCGAGGTGGGGTTCAGGATGAACGAGACCAACAGGTCGCGGGCAAGGGCAGGGGCGAAGCGCAAGGCGCGCTACTTCGTGCCCGCCGAGGGCTCGGGGCTCAGGCGTGGGGTGTACGAGCGTATCGGCAACAGGGTGCGGGCCGTACTGATCTTCGTGCGGCAACCAACCTATCGGAAGCGCTACGACTTCGGCCAAGCCACGGTCGCCAAGGCCGAGCGGGTGTTCGCACAGTACTGGATGCGCCACTTCTACGCGGAGCTGGCCAAGGCCACCGGCCAGCGATGAGGTCACGGGTCCTTCCAGAACCCCAGGAATCCTGCGGGGAATTCGACCCTCGGGTGGTCGCCAGTCTGACGGGTTTTTGAGAGCCTAAAGGGGCTCTAAAAGTGGAGCCTATAGAGCGCTAAAATGCCTGAGATGTCGAAGAGCGAGTTCGCGTCGCACATCGGCGTGAGCCCGGGTCGCATCACCCAGTACATCAGCGCGGGGATCATCGGGCCGGACGCGCTGGTGGGCGAAGGGCGGCTGGCGCGGATCGACGTCGAGCGGGCCAAGGCGCAGATCTCGAAGCGCCGCCATGTCGGCCAGGCGCTCGGCAACGGCATTGCGACCCGCCTTGTCGCTGGCGAGCAGACCGAGACGCTGCGGCCGGACACGGTGCTGCCGGCGCGCGACAAGGATACCGCCGAGCTGATCCAGTTGGAGCGGCTCGAGCAGGAAAAGCGGAAGAACCGCCAGGCAACCATCGACGAGGCCCGCATGCTGGGCCAGCTGGTGCCGGTCGAGGACATGCAGCGGGCGGTAGCGAGCGCGGCGCAGAAGCTGGTGAACACCTTCACCGGCATGGCGCCGGATATCGCCAACGCGATCGCCGCGAAGTTCGGCGTGCCGCAGCGCGACGTGCTGCACCTGGTCAAGCAGGTGATCAGCGAGAAGCGCGCCATGGCCGCCCAGGGCGAGCGGGACACCGCAGAGCAGATGCCGGAGACGGTCGAGGCCGTGATCTCGTGAGCGAGCTCACTGTCGAGGTCGCCAATGCCGAGCGCCTGGCGGCGCTGACGCTGGCGGACGTATTGCAGCCGCCGCCGCCGGTCGACTTCGTCGGCTGGGCGGAGCGGAACATCGTATTCAGCAAGCGCGAGGGACCATTCGAGGGGCCGTACAACCGGAACCTCTTCGGCTACTTCGACGAGATCCTGCGGGCGCTGTCGCCTGACGACCCGTGCCGCGTGGTGACGATCAAGAAGTCGGCGCAGCTCGGCGGCACGGTGCTCGCCAACATCTTCTGCGGCGGGTCGATGGATATGGACCCGGGCGACTTCCTGTTCGTGCACCCGACCGAGGACAACGCGTCCCGCTGGTCGAAGATGAAGCTGGTGCCGTTCATCAAGTCGACGGCAGTGCTGACGGCGATCTTCCCGCAGCGGTCGCGGGACGGATCGGACTCGGTGCTCTACAAGGAACGCCGCGACGGCCGTGGCGCCATCCTGATATCGGGCGCCAACTCGCCGGCGTCGCTGAGCCAGGTGTCGATGTCGCGCCAGGTGCAGGACGACCTGGCCAAGTGGGAGATGAACGCCGCCGGCGACCCGGAGACGCAAGCCGACAGCCGGTCACGCGCCTATGAGTTCGCCAAGATTCTGAAGGTCTCGACCCCCCTCGTCGAACCTGGCTGCCGGATATCGAAGAACTTCGATCTCGGCAGCCAGGAAAAGCTCTACGTCCCGTGCCCGCACTGCGATCACATGCAGCCGCTGGAATGGGAGAACATGCTGGCCGGGCTCGACGAGGAGCACCCGGAGGACGCGCATTTCACCTGCATCGACTGCGGGACGCAGATCGATCATCACCACCTGCCGGCGATGCGGAGCCGCGGCGAGTGGCGCCCGGGCAACCCCGGCGCGATGCGGGTGCACCGCTCGTTCGAGATCTGGTCGGCCTACTCGCCGCTGCAGAGTTGGGAACAGATCGCGCGGGAGTGGATCAAGGCCAAGGGCGACCCGAAGTCGGAACAGACGTTTCTGAACGACGCGGTCGGGCGGGCCTACAAGACAACCGGCGAGGCGCCGCCCTGGGAAGCGCTCCGCGACCGCGGTGCTCAGTCGGAACGGCCGATCGGGCGGGTGCCGGCGGGGCATCCGGTGCTCACCTGCGGCGTCGACTGCCAGGTGGACCGTGTCGAGTGGCAGGTTGTGGCCTGGGGGCCGGACTTCCACAAGGCGGTCGTCCAGTCGGGCATGATCAGCGGACACATCTCTTCGCTCGAGGCGCAGACCGGGCTCGATGCGCTGCTGCAGCAGGGCTTCGCTAACGCCTTCGGCCGCGCGATCGCGATCGACGTGCTGGCCATCGACGGCAACGCCTGGACCGAGGACGTCTGGGGCTGGGCCAAGCGCCATCCGAGCTCGCGCGTGATCATGGTGCGCGGCGTGGCCTCGGAATCGGCGCCGCTGCTGGTGCGGGTCAAGAAAGAGATCAACCGGGCGGGCAAGAAACTGCCCTACAGCCGGCGGTTCTACAACTTCGCCACATCGGTCCTGAAGATGGGGCTCTACCGCGACCTGGTGAAGACGGACCCGCTCGATCGCGGCTATGTCGACCTGCCGCGCGGCCTCGACGACGAGTTCTACCGCCAGCTCACGGCCGAGAGCCGGAAGGCAACGCGGACCAAGCAGGGGTTCATTCGCTGGGAGTGGGTCAAGGACCCCAACCAGGCGAACGAAGGCCTCGACACGCACCTGCAGGCCATGGCCGCGTGGATCCGGATTGCCGGGCCCAGCCGCGAGCTGCTGCAGGCGATCTGGAAACGCTACTTCGACGAGCGCGAGACCGCGCCTGCCGAGGTGCAACTGGATATCGAGGACCTCCTGGGATCCGCCCAGGGGCCGGTCGCAACGCCGATCAACATGCCGGTCGCAAAGCCGGTGCCGCCCCAACGCCGTAAGGTTCGCAGGATGAGGTTCAACTGATGGCCATGGACAAACGAGCTGTCGCGTTCGCCATGCACTCTGCAGGTAAGACCTACGAGGAGATCGGCGACATACTGGGCGTAAGTAGAACCATGGCGCGGAATCTGGTTATGCAGCATCGGCGCGATAGCGCGTGGGCTACGATAGCCAAGACTAGGCCAGCCTTCTTCGAACTGTCCGCGCATGCTCGTAGCGGCCTGATGTGGGCAGGACTTGCTGATTATCTCACGCTCGATCGCGACCTGAAACTCATGGTTAACGGGATGCCCGCCGAACGAAACTGCCGTTCGGAAGGCCTTTGCAGCGACCTTGGCCTGACGCGATATGAAATCGCGATCAACATCGTCCGTGAACTGGAGCAAGCTGACGCAGGGGTTCCTCGTCAGGAGTACCCTGATATTAGCCGCCGGCCCATGATCAGCATTCCCAATGTCGGGCGCGCGGTGGTCATGGAGCTTCGGGCGTATATCGGTGCTGCCATGCTGGCTGCGTGGCCTAGACTCGACGCCTTCCTCCAGCTCCCTCGCTTCGCCGGAGATAAGGGCTAAGAGATGGCCGGGATCACGTTGGCGCAGGCCGAGGCAAAGCTGGCGCTCTGGATGGCGGCCGAGGACGCGATCGCCTCGAACCAGAGCTACGAGATCGAGGAACCGGGCGGCGGGCGGCGGAAGCTGACGCGTGCGGACCTCGCCACCGTCTCGGCCATGATCGACAAGTGGAACGCCCGCGTGATCGCGCTCAGCGGTCGCAGCTCGGGCCGTTCGCGCACCCGGAACCTGGTCAACTAGCGATGTCCAAATCGCGGCGAAACAGGCGTCAGGCGCATGCCCGGCGGATGGTGGCGGCTGCCCCATCGACGGGCAAGGTGCTTGCGGCTGGCGGGTTCGGGTCCGGCGAAGGCTTCGGCATCGGGGGCAGCGGTTCGCGCGGTGGCTACGCTGCAGCGAAGCGCGACACGCGTCGCACACGTGGCTGGCTTGCCGGCGAGGGATCGCCGGTCTCGGACATCCTGGCCGACCTGCCGACCCTGCGCGGCCGGTCGCGCGACCTCGAACGCAACCACCCGATCGCGGTCGGCGCGATCCAGACCAAGACCAACGGGGTCATCGGGGGCGGCCTCAAGCTGCGCAGCGTGCTCGATGCCGCGGCGCTGGGGATCACGCCGGAGCAGGCGACGGAGCTCCAGTACCAGATCGAGCGCGAGTGGGACCTGTTCGAGTGCGAGGCCGACTTCACCGGCCAGATGCACCTCAAGGACCTGCAGCGTCTGGCTTACCGTTCGGCGCGCGTGAGCGGCGATATCGGCGTAGCAAGGCGCTACCGGAAGCGGCCAGGCGATGCCTATGGCACGCGCGTCGTGCTGATCGAGGCGGACCGGATCTCGAACGAATACGATCGCCCCGACAGCCTGCTGTGCCAGGGCGGCGTCCAGCTCAGCACCGACGGCGAGATCCTGGGCTACTGGGTCACCAACCGCCACCCGGCCGACACCATGACTGGCGCCCTGCGGTGGAGCTATGTGCCCCGCATCGGCATCGGCACCGGAATGCCGCAGTTCCTGCTGGCGTCGCAGGTGTACCGGCCGGGGCAGGTGCGCGGCGTGCCGCTCTTCGCGCCGGTCGAAGAGGACCTGAAGCAACTGGGCGACTATTCAGCCGCCGAGCTTAAGGCAGCGGTGAACGACGCCTACCTATTCGCCACCGAGATGCCTGCGGTCGAGGTTGATGACGAGGGCAACCCAATAGTCACGCGGACTGATGGAGAGCCAGACGATACTGGCGAGCTCACTCTCGAGGACCTGACGATCACCACTCTGCCGCCTGGCAGCAAGCTCGAAGTCAAAAAACCCGAGCGACCCAATACCGCATATGGGGCGTTCGTCGACGCCTACGCCACTTTCATTGGCGTAGCCCTTGGTCTGCCCAAAGACGTGCTGCTGGCGAAGTTCGAGTCTTCCTTCTCCGCTTCGCGGGCTGCTCTCGAGGTGGCTTGGCAAAGCTTCAAAGTCGACCAGGACTGGTTCGTGCGCTCGGTGCTCGACCCGGTACGGCTGTGGCAGTTTACCGAGATGGTGGCGTCGGGCCGTTTCGACGCGCCGGGCTTCTTCGACGACCCGATCAAGCGGATGGCCTGGCTCGGGCGGGTGTGGATCGGGCCGACCCGGATCCAGATCAACCCACAGGTCGAGGCCAATGCCGACGAGAAGGACCTGAAGAATGGGTTCAAGACCCGTGAGCAGGTGATGACCGAGCGCACCGGCGGCGACTTCGACACCAAGAGCCGCCAGTGGCTGCGTGAAAACGAGACGATCGGCGCGCCCGGGGCCGCGGCGGCAACACCGGCCGAACAGTCGAACCAGGATGACAACGGGGGCACCGACAATGGCACCGCAGCCTAGCGCCCCTTCGAACCCCTACCTCGCGCGTTTTGCCGACTCTCCGGCGCTAGTCGCGCCCGATCGTCGCGACGAGTTCGAGGCCTGCCTCGTGGCGCTCGCCGGCGACGGCCAGTTGCGCGCAGCAATGGCGGAAAGCGCCGCTGCCGGCGCCGATCCATTCTGGGACGTGGCGAAGTTCTATCGCCCCTATGTGGTCGCCGACGGCATCCTCAGCATTCCCGTCCGGGGCGTGCTGCTCAACGACTTTCCGTACCAGTTCGGCAGTTGGGCCACCGGGTACGGCTATATCGCCAAGGCCATGGAGCGCGGCCTCGCCGATGGCGATGTGAAAGGCATCGCCCTGATCATCAACTCGCCCGGTGGTGAGGTGGCCGGCAATTTCGACCTGGTCGATGCGATCCATGCAAGCCGGGGCCAGAAGCCGATCCGGGCGTTCGCGGCGGAAGCGGCCTACTCGGCGGCCTACTCGATCGCCTCGGCAGCCGACAGCATCAGCCTGCCGCGCACGGGCGGCGTGGGCTCGATCGGCGTCGTGACCTCGCATCTCGATGTGTCGAAGGCCTACGACGACATCGGCTTCAAGGTGACGTTCATCTTCGCCGGTGCCCACAAGGTCGACGGCAATGCCTACGAGCCGCTGCCGGCGGCGGTGAAGGCCAGAATCCAGGAGCGCATCGACGCGCTCTACGACGTGTTCGTGTCCACCGTGGCACGGAACCGGGGGCTCGACGAGCAGGCGGTGCGCGACACCGAGGCTCTGACCTTCATGGCCTCCGAAGCGCTTGCCAAGGGTCTCGCCGACCAGATCGGCTCCCTCGACAGCTCACTGGCCGCGTTCGCGGCCGATGTCCTCAACCCCGACGAAGGAGACGAAACCATGTCGGACACCAAACCGGCCCTGACGGTGGCATCGGCTAAGGCCGATCATCCCGACGTGGCCAACGCCCTGATCGCCGAGGGCCGTGCCGCGGCGGAAGCCGAGGCGAAGACCAAGACCGAAAAGGCGGTCGCCGACGCGGTCGCCGCGGAGCGCGCCCGTGCCGCCGGTCTCGACGAGCTGGCGACGAAGATGGGCAACCACAAGGATGTGGCCGCCATCGTTGCGACCGCCAAGGCGGATGGCAGCACCGTTGAGGCAACAGCCGTCAAGCTGATCCAGTCGGGCGCCGCCGCCAAGGCGACGACGGCGGCCGGCCTCGAGCTCGACGACGCCACCGCCAGGGGCGCGACGCCCGCCGGCAGCGGCGGCAATGGCGGCGCGGTGCCGCAGACCGAGGCCGGGTGGAAGGCCGAGTGGGAGGGCAGCGAGGCCCTTCAGGCCGAGTTCGAGGCCGCCACGGACTATGTGGCGTTCAAGCAGCACGAGAAGAAAGGGGCCAAGTAAATGACCACTCTCGCCGCCAACAAGGAGCGTCGGTACAACCTGACGCACATGGACTTCAACGAACTGCCCTCGATCGGTTCGGACATCCTCTACCAGGGCTCCGCGATCGGCCTCGTCGCCAGCACCGGCTACGGCCGTCCGCTTGTCGCCGGTGACCGGTTCGTCGGCTTCGCCGATGCGAAGTCCGACAATAGTTCCGGCAGCTCGGGCGACATCAACGTCAACGTGCGCTCTAAGGGGCGCATCCAGTTGTCGGTGTCAGGTGCGGTCATCACCGATATCGGCCAGCCGGTCTATGCCACCGATGACGACACCTTCGTGTTTTCGCCGGTGGCGGCGAGCTTCATCGGCTTCGTCCATCGGTTCGTCAGCTCGGGCGTGGTCATTGTCGCGTTCGATGCGGACGGGTTCCGGGATCCGTGGGCTGCCTACACGGTTCGCGAGACCATCAGCGCCGACAAGACGCTGGACGCCGAGGACTCGGGCAAGCTGTTCTGGGTCGATACCGACGCCAAGGTCATCACCCTGCCGGCAATCGCGGCCGGTCTGGATGGCTGCGCCATCGTCAACGGTGGAGCCTTTGGCACGGTGGCGGTGACGCTGAGCCCGAACGCCTCGGACATGATCCTTGGGCCGGATATCACCGGCGCCGACAACAAGGACCTGATCAACACCAAGGCGACCGCTCGCCGTGGCGACTTCGTGATCCTCGGCGGCAACGACGCCGACGGCTACGCCACGCAGGCGCTGCGCGGCACCTGGGCCCGCGAGGCCTAAGAACCGCTCCCGCAGCTTCAACAGTGCAGCCCGGCGGCGCCCAGTCGCCGGGCCGACGTGCATTGCCCTGGCGCGTCAGCGCCGATCATCAACCAGAGGAAAAGCAAATGCTTGCTTCTCAGTATGAGAAAATCACGACCCGGTCGGTGATCGGCATGATCGCCGCCGGCCTCAATACCGGCACATCGGAATGGATTGCCCGGCTCGCCATGAAGATCGATTCCGACCAGGCGTCGGAGACCGTCGCATGGCTGGGCAATGCGCCGTCGCTGCGCGAGTTCGTGGACGGCCGTTCGCCTGCCGAGCTGCGCGAAAACGGCTTCACCATCACCAACAAGGACTATGAAGGCTCGATCAAGGTCAAGCCGAAGGACCTTCGTCGCGACAAGACCGGCCAGCTGCGGATCCGAATCAACCAGCTGACCTCGCGCGCCACCGACCATCCGGCCTCGCTGTTGTCCACGCTGATCCTCAATGGCGCTACGGCGCTCTGCTACGACGGCCAGTACTTCTTCGACACCGACCATTCCGAGGGCGACTCGGGCTCGCAGTCCAACTCGATCACCTACGATTCGACGTCGACCACGGCGCCGACCTCCGACGAGTTCGGCGAAGCCGTGCTGGCCGCGATCGTCAAGATCATGAGCTTCCTCGACGACCGGGGCCAGCCGATGAACCAGGACGCCATGGCCTTCGACGTGATGGTGCCGATCCCGTTCCTGGGCGTCGCGCTCAAGGCGGTTTCGGCGTTGCTCGGCTCGGGCGGTGCCTCGGCGACACTCCCGGCGCTGTCGAAGGACTTCAAGGTCAACGTGGTGCCCAATCCGCGGCTGACCTGGACGACGAAGTTCGCCGTGTTCCGCAGCGACGACGTGGCCAAGCCCTTCATCCTGCAGGAAGAAGTGCCGCCGACCCCGATGTTCCTCGACGAGACCAGCGAATATTGCAAGGTCAACGGCGAGTGCCTTGCCGGCGTCGACTGGTCCGGCAACGTCGCCTACGGCTTCTGGCAGGACGCCTGCCTCGTCACCTTCGTCTGATCCCCGTAGAGGGCCGCATCTGCCGAGCCCGCCGCCTCCCTGGCGGCGGGTTTTGAGATGCCGCCTGGCAACCTTTGAAAGGGCAAGTCACCATGAACATCATCACCCTCAATTCGACCGTCACCGTTCCCGCCGGATCGCTGCTGAGCCTCGATCACGAGCAGGCCGTGGCGCGCGAGGGCCTGCTGGTTCCGGTCAACACCAAGGAAATGGACAAGGCGCGCGCCAATCTCGATGCCGCCAAGGCCGGCCGCGCCGCCCTCAGGCGACCGGGCGTGGTGGCTACCACCAAGGAACTCGACGCCGCAGACGCCAAGGTCGCCTCGGCGCGGGCAGCCCTGGAAAAGGTGCGCGGGATCTGGCGGGCGAAGGTACCCGTGCTGTTCAAGGGCGGCGAGGTGATCGGCTTCGAGGGCAACGCCAATGCCCGGGAAGTGCGCGAGGCTATCGGCGCTCCCGACCCGTCCGAAGAGAGCACGGCGCGCGCCCTCGATGCCGCCCGCGCCGAGGGCGCCGCCGCCGGACGGCAGAAGCTGCTCGAGGAGGTCGAAGCCTACAATGCGGCGCTCGAGCTGGCCGACGAGGCGCATGACGCGCTTGCCGAAGCGGAGGCCAGGCTGGAGGCCGAAACCGATGCCGGCAAGAAGGCTGACCTGCACAAGGCGGTCGCCGCGGCAAAGGAAGCCGCGCGGCAGGCTGACAAGGCGTCGGCTGACCTGAAGCCGGTCGCCTGAGGCGCATCGCAAACACCGGGAGATCGACATGGCCGCCAACGACAAGACTGCGGGCCGGGCAAGCATCGACCAGATGCCGCCGGCGACGGGTGGTGAAGCGGTGACGCCGCACGACACCAACGAGCTGACCAGTGTCAGCCGCGGGCTCTATGTCGGCGTGGGTGGCAACGTCGCCGTCGTCATGGCCGACGGCACGCCGCTGACCTTCGTGGGGGTCAATGCCGGCACGATGCTTCCGATCCGGGTCAAGCAGGTGAAGTCGACCAACACGACCGCCGCCAGCATCGTCGCGGTCTACTGATGGGCCTCGGTCTCGGCATCGGGATCTCGCCCGCCCTAATAGAGGGTGTGGGGGTACCGGTCGGCACGTTCCCGATCGCGGCCTACGGCGACAGCCTCACAGCGGGCACCGGTGCGAGCCTGGCGCAGAAGAACTACCCGACCGCTGCCGCCTGCCGGCTGATGGTCACTCTCTGGCCGTATCGCCGCGGCATCGGCGGCCAGACCTCGACGCAGATCGCGGCGCGGCAGGGTGGGGTGCCGATCACCGTCACCGTGTCAGGCAACGAAATCCCGGCTTC